CCCCTTGCCGGCCTGGTGCGCCAGCAGGCGGCGGCCAGAACCGTTGATTTTGCGAGCGACCTCATCACGCAGCGCGCGTAGCTGCGGCAGGTTGATGTCGTGGTATCGCACCACCTGCCCCTCAATGCGCACCTCGGCCACGCGCTGGCCGGTGGCGAGCGCCAAAATCGCCTGGTCGATGGCTGCCAGATCGTCGTGTGTCATGACGCGCCCTTGGCGCTACGTTGCCGCGCTGGCTTGGCATCGCCAGCATCAGAAGCGGCGGCCTTTTGCGCCGTTTCCTCGTTCCGGTCTACGGACTCGGCCAGCCCTGCGGCCACCAATTCACGCGCCATTTCCTGCGGCAGGCTCAACAGAGCGCCGCGCTCGTACCTGTCGGACGGCGTGGCGTGGTTTCTCAGCATTCGCACTCGCACCATGTTCGCCCCCAATTTTGTCTGATGCTACGATACGATCATTTCTCCCCGCATTGCCTGCGGCGGGTTGGCCATGCTCCACATCCATTCCGCCAAACGTCATGGAAGACGCGGCGTGCAGCACGTCGCCTCGTATGCGTCGTCTGTCGCGTCTCAGCCTCGCATGCAGTGCGAGCGCCTGAGCGAAATGCAGCGCGCGGCGCAACGTGCGGACGCTGATACCGAGCGTTTCCGCCGCCTGCTGATGGGATGCCCCAGACCGGATTAGCTCCAACGCCCGCGATGCCTGCCGGATGCGGAAAAATACGCTCAGGTTCGGCACGTGCAGCGTGGTGTCGCCATAGAGCTCAGACAGCGCCAACGCCGCGCCAAACCCGGCGCCTGTTGCCTCGAACAGCCTGGCGATGGAATGGCTGCGCGTCATCTTTCCCGGGATATAGACGTTGACGCCGCCATAGGCAGCAGACAGCGCCAGAGCGGCAGCCGGTCCAATGTCATCGGCGAGGTCTGCCCAGGTTTGCGGCACGCGTGCTGATTTCGTTTGCATGGTCACGTCCTCCCGCGAATGCGGCGCACGGGCGCTTGCGCCGTCGCTGGTTTGGTAGTGGCTGAATGCGGGTTGCGCCGCGCCAACTCTCCGTTGGCAGCGCGAGCAGCGCGACCAGAAAGATCGACGCCGAGGCGAAGCACGGCTAGATTGCCCACCAGACAGTCGAGCGCCTCGTTCCGCGGCCGTATCTGCACCCATTCCTGCACCGGACGCGTTCCGCGGTATTTGGTCACCAATTTTTCCGAGGCAACCTGCAGGAAATACTCCTCGTCAAACGCCGGCGTTCTCGGCCAGTGGATACACCCTGGTCCGCCTTTGCCAGCGTTCGTCAGCGACTGCTTGATGCGTGCGTAGATCAACGCCTTGGCGCTATCGACGCCGATCGGATGAACCACCGTCCCGCCCTTTCGCCGCTTGCGTAACCGCTGCGCTCGCGTGCGGGCGTCCTCGACGATCGCCCGCTGCATCCCAGACATCCCTTTGGTCGCATAGGCCCATCGCCGCTGCGATACGAAGGCGTGCACCTGTGGCGCATTGAACCCAGCATCAATCCCAAGCGCATCAATGCCAAGGCCATCGATCTCATCGGCGAGGTCGTCCCAGACCGCATCCATCGCCGTGTCGCCAGGAAGAATGATGTGATCGAAAACCCAGGCCTCTTCCTCTGCGCCCCAATCGACCACGGTCATTTCCAGACGATCTTTTTGGACGTCCACGAAAGCCGTGCGAGCCAACACCGGAAGTTTTTCTGGGTAATCATCACGAAGCGATAGCAGCGAAAGCTCTTCGAGGCTCTCTCCTTCCTCGCGCCAGGCAAGGCCGAGCGTGGTATTGAAAAACCGTTTGACCTTGGCCGAATCGCCCTGTGAATTCTTCCATTGAGCCCAAATTTCCGACCAACTGAACCCCATACCCAGCGGCGAATAGAGACCGCTCAACGAATACCCGTGCACTGGACGGCCGGGGAATCGCGGCACCCAACGACCACGCTCTAGCATCTGTGTTTTGTGGCGCTCATCGATCAGGCTGCCACAGGCCGAGCAGACATACGCCACCTGGCCCGTATCCTCAAGGTATTCGAGCCCCAATCGGCCATCGTCATGCTGCCAGCGCAGCACCTGGAACTCTCCGCAGTGCGGACATGGAACGTGATACTCGCGTTGATCGCTCGCCTCGAACTCTGCGTCGATGCGGCTCGCCCCATCGATCGTCGGCGTGCTGACGAGCAGAATCTTGCGCCGAACGAACGTTTTCGTGCGCTCCTCGATCAGCCCGAGCGGGTCGCCCTCCTGCCCGACTTCCCACGGGAACCGATCCACCTCATCACACAGCACATAGCGGATCGGCATCGAGGCGAGCGATGCCGGGCTGTTGGCACCTGCCAGCACCAACATCCCGCCAGGAAAATCGATGAAATCTTCAGAGTTCGACGCGTCGCGCATCCTCAGGCTGCCGAGCAGATCACGCAGAATCGGCGTCTCAGCCAGCAAAGGATCGAGTCGCTGCTTTTTCCATCGTTTGCGCACCTCGAGCGTTGGCACCACCACCAGCATCGGCCCTGGTGCGTGCGACATCACATAGCCAATCCAGTTGAGTCCGACCTCCGTTTTGCCAAGCTGCGCGGCAAAGCGCATCACCACGCGCTGCACCGTGCTCGTCGCGCTCAGATCGTTCATGATCTCGCGCAAATACGGCGTGCGATCAGTTTTCCAGCGGCCGGCCAGAGCGCTCGATTTGCTCGTCAGCACCCGGTGCGCATCGGCCCATTCCGATACATGCAGTATCGGCCTTGGCCGAACCGCGCCGGCCAGCACGCCGTACATGTGTTTCAGATCGCTGCCAACGCGCACCCTCGATACGCGCTGTTGCCTGGGCTCAACCACGGTCACTGGCACTGGTCACCTCGCGCATCCGGCGGTTCATCAACTCGGAAATGTCCTCGAGCACCTCTCGCAGCGTCTCGCGCACTACGTGCCTCACCGCAGCGGCATCGTTGCCCAGTGGCAGCACGCGCTCCGTGAGCGTGTCCTCGACGTTTTCCAATTTCACTCGTAACGTATTCCCCAGGTCGGCCAGCACGAAATCGACGTCCTGCCGATCCAGCAACAAGCCAGCCTGTCGATCGACCTCCATCGCCGCGAGCTCCGCCTTGGCCTCTCGCTCGCGCGCCATCGCGGCTTTGTAGCGCATGGCGACGGTCTCTGGATCAAGCATCGATAGGTCGTCATTGCTATTGGCAGTTTTCCCGCGTTTTTTCAGCGTTTTGTTCATCTCATGCGTTGCCACCCGCGCAAGCAAGTTCGATTTCAATGGCTGCGTACTGGGTACAGTCTTGGCGGCCAAATCAGCATCAATCAGACCGTCGTCGTTGGCTTTTATACGCCCGCGCTGAAGCCAGCGGGTGACCGTCGAGCGGTCTACCCCAAAATGCTTGGCGATCTCGGCAGGCGTCATCAATCTAGCCATTTAACATACCTTTGCATCTGAAATATGCCCACAACCTAGCGCGATTCCGCGGGTTTGCGCACCCGCACCCCAGCCAATCCCCCAGGGTCCCCCGCCAAGGCGCCATAGCGCCGCTGTAGGCCGTTTTCGTGGTGCACCAGTAGGGGAGCTTGCCTCGCGCCAGAGAAACGGCACAGAAAGCCGCTATTCAAGCCGCCACCCTCGCCCGTTCCTGCGCTGCGCCTCATTGATCTGGTCCCGGCACCGAGCGCAGAGCCGATCGACCAGACGCTGCGATTCCTCGCCGCACTCTTCGCATTCGCCGGGTTCGCCTGCAGGGATCGCGGCCGCTGCGCGGCGCACCATGGCGAGCGAGGATTCCGCCTCGATCGCGGCGTAGTCGTTGGCGATGTCGATGATGTCAGCCATGCGCCACCCCCATAAGCGATCGCGCCACCGCCGCCCACACGTCAGGCGCGCCTTCGACGGTCCATTCGTACCCGTGCCATCCCATGCCGCCGAGCATGGCCTCGGCAGGCCAGACGCAGCGCCAGTCATGGCGGTCGATCCGGTAGAACAGCACCGGCAACCCGGCACCGGCTTTCCTCGCCTGCTCTTCGGCCTGGTGCCACCATTGGCGGATGTCCCTGCGCGCGGCTTGACGGCGGCGCTTGACCTCGACGACCCATCCTTGCAGGCCCTCGAGGTCGGAATCCCCATCGTGCTGGCGCACCCGGCGGCGCACCTCGACGCCGAGCAGCGTTTTGATGATCCCGGCCACCTCGCGCTCGCCGCGTTGGCCTTTTGATCGTTGTGCTGCGCTCATTCCTCGGTCTCCCGTTTCATTTCGTCCCAGGCGCGACTTTGGTTGGCACGCTACCAACCAGCTTTGACGAGACGGCCTCTGCTATATCGAAAAGCAGGTCCATCTCTTTCGTTCGTTCGTCTGGCTGGATGCTTTCAACACGATATTTCCCTGTCGAATAATTGACGATGTGCACCCAGAAAATTTCGTTTATCCACCCCGGACCTATCGCTCGCTCTGGGGTTACCGCAACGATGCGTTCGTGCGCACCTAGAATTATTTCTTTTGGCATAAATTATTCCCTTTCATGAAATGTTTGATGCCATGTCCCAGACTTTCATCAACCAATCCAGCCGCTCGCGCACGATCTCCTCGCCGGTGCGCGCCCAGGTGGTGCATTCCCGGTTGCAGGTGGCGCTGAGGTAGCGCCACGGCGTTTTCGGAGCAGCCGCCTTGCACACGCCGAACCCGAACATCGCCACCTCTTTCGGCGCATCGCGCAGGCTCCAATTCACGCATTCGACGCAGCGGACCATCCCCATGATCAAAAATCCCCGCAAACGGCCAGTGTGCCGTTTTCTCTTCGCTACCCAAGCCACCCTATGTACCATCACAGCGGAACGCTCTGCGGCCACGATTTGCGCCTCGCTGGTTTTCGTTCCTCGCGCGCCTCGCGCAGCATCTCGCGCACGCTCGCATCGGCGTCCCCAAACCGGCTGTACTCGGCCATGAACACGAGCGGAACCATGCCGGTAGGTCCCTGGCGGTTTTTGCGGATGAGCGCCTCGGTCACGCCGCGGTGCGGCGTCTCTGGGTGGTAGTACTCGTCGCGGTAGAGCATGAGCACCACGTCGGCGTCCTGCTCGATCGAGCCGCTGTCGCGCAGGTCGGAGAGAATCGGCCGCTTGTCCGGCCGCTCTTCGGGTTTGCGCGAAAGCTGCGACAGGAGCACCACAGGGACATCGAGCTCGCGCGCCATGAGTTTCATCGCGCGGCTGATCTGGCTCACCTCCTCGTTGCGGCTCGAACCGTCGCCGACCATGAGCTGCAGGTAGTCGATCACCACGAGGTCGAGGCCGTGCCGGCGCTTGACCTGCCGAGCGCGCGCGGCCATCTGCGCCGGGGTGAGCGTGCTCGATTCGTCGATGAGCAGGCGTGCCGGTTTGAGCCGGGTTGCGGCGGATTGGATTTTGTCGAGGTCATCCTCGCTCATGGTCGGCGAGTGGATCGTCTGCATCGGGATGCGGCCGATGCTCGCCATGGCGCGCACGGCAAGTTGGCGTGACCCCATTTCAAGCGAGAACACGAGCGAGGTTTTGCCGGATAGCGCCACGTTCTCGGCGATGTTGAGCGCGAGCGCCGTTTTCCCCATCGACGGCCGCGCCGCGACGATGACGAGATCGCCGTTTTTCATCCCGCCGAGCATGCGGTCGAGGTCGGTGAATCCCGTTTTCAGGCCATCGACCTCATGGCCGCGCTCGATGCGCGCGTGGATTTCGGAGACCACCTCCGGCAGGATTTCGCCGATCGCGCGAGGCTCACTGCCGTTGCCGGCGTCGAGCAGTTCGGTGAGCGCGGTAATCGCCTCGTCGATTCGCTCGCGCGCCGGACGGTTCGATGGGTCGGCAGCGAGGTCGTTGATCCGATCGATGGCCGCCGAGAGCTGG